CTTGATGGAACCTTAAGATTCCTTTATATAACGACTATTACTTGGGTTGAGGCCCATGCAGACACTCGTTCCATACATCGAAGACAACGTTCCGCTTCCCGCTAACGCGGCTGAAGCGTTGCCGGAGTTGACTCCGGCTGAAGAACTGAGCATGCGGGTACGTACTATAAAACTCGTATCCGATCTGACAGGCCAGCCCATCATCCCGACTGACGAAGAAAAGGATGCTGCCGAGGAAATGGCTAGAAAAATGATGGAAGACCCTGATGCACGGCCTGAATATGCCCTGCACTCGGACGAATTTACTGCGTATTTATCGGGTCTGGTCTACCGTTCTAACGGTGCCATCGTCAAAGAATTGTCTGACCTAAAGAACTACGTCATAAACAAACTTGTTTATGAGATAGAACACACTAAAGACAACAAACTTAAGATGCAGGCCGTCGCAAAACTAGGCGAAATTGACGGCGTAGACGCTTTCAAACGGCGTACTGAGACTACTCATTTAGTAAAACCGATTGAAGAAGTTGAAAAAGAACTTCTTCAGGTGCTGGAAGGCATCGAGTACAGCGTAGTTGACGATAATAATGGCGATATAAACCCCGAAGACTACCTGCTACCTGATGAAACTGCCCCAACTAACTCCTGAAAAACTCAAAGCGTTGCGTATGGCGCTGCCAACGATGCCCGATGAGCAGAAACGGCGCACGTTGGAGTTGCTAAGGACGTATCAGGCTGAGCGTACCCGTGCCGTTGGCAAGGATTCCTTCTTGGATTTCATCGCTCACGTGTATCCCGGCTACAAAGTAGGGCCGCACCACCGGAAATTAGCGGGAATTTTCGAGGATATCGCTGCGGGTAAGCGAAAAAGGGTCATCGTCAACATCGCTCCGCGTCATGGCAAGAGCGAAATGATCAGTTACCTCGCTCCTGCGTGGTTTTTGGGCAAATATCCGCATAAAAAGGTCATCATGGCCTCTCACACTGCCGATTTGGCAGTTAATTTCGGTCGGAGGGTTCGCAATCTTGTGGGGTCAGACCTTTATCACGACATTTTCCCGACTGTGGAACTTCAAGCAGATAGTAAAAGTGCTTCTCGTTGGGGTACTAACTTTAATGGCGAGTATTTTGCTATTGGTGTTGGTGGTGCTCTGGCCGGTCGCGGCGCTGATCTATTCATTATTGATGACCCTCATTCTGAGCAGGAAGCAAAACAAGGCCGAGCCGACGTTTTCGAGCCAGCATGGGAGTGGTTCCAGTCAGGCCCAGTCCAAAGGTTGATGCCGGGCGGTGCGATCATCGTGGTGATGACCCGTTGGTCAAAGATGGATTTGACCGGCAAGATTACCGACCACATGATCAAAAATGAGGACGCCGATCAGTGGGAAGTAGTCGAGTTTCCAGCCATTTTGAACGATAGACCGCTATGGCCTGACTTCTGGACACTAGAAGAACTCCTTGCCAAAAAGGCCAGCATGGATGTGCGCTATTGGCAGGCACAGTACATGCAGCAGCCGACCTCGGAGGAGGGGGCGCTCATCAAGCGGGAGTGGTGGCAGGTGTGGGAGAAGGAAGACCCGCCGCCGTGTGAGCACCTGATAATGAGCCTTGATGCGGCACAGGAGAAAACTAACCGCTCCGACTTTAACGCCCTGACTACGTGGGGTGTCTTCTTCAACGAGGAGACTAAGAACTATAACCTGATCCTGCTCAATGCCATCAAGGAGCGCCTTGAGTTCCCTGAGTTAAAGGCGTTGGTGCTGGAGCAGTACAAGGAGTGGAACCCCGACTCGTTTATCGTGGAGAAAAAGTCCAACGGGGCGGCGCTATATCAAGAGATGCGCCGGATGGGCGTGCCGCTTAGCGAGTTCACCCCGTCCAAGGGACAAGACAAGATCAGCAGAGTAAATGCTGTGTCAGACCTGTTTGCTGCGGGTATAGTCTGGGTGCCTGATAGGCGCTGGGCTTGGGAGGTGGTTGAAGAGTGCAACGACTTCCCGTCTGGCACGAACGACGACTTGGTGGACTCGACCACGTTGGCTCTTTTGCGTTTCCGTCAGGGCGGCTTTATACGCCTGCCCACTGACGAGCCAGAACCGATGAAGTGGTTTAAGAGCCGCAAGAATGCGTCAGCGCGATACTACTAGGAGAATCTAAATGGCTGTCGATAAAAGTTTGATGCAGGCTCCGCAGGGTTTAGAAGCACTTGCTCCCCCTGAGCCGATTGAGATTATGATCGAAGACCCAGAGAGCGTGGCTATCGGCGTTGATGGCATGGTCGTTGAGATGGTCAAGTCCGAGCCTCGCGCCGAAGACTTTGACGCCAATCTCGCTGACTTCATGAGCGAGGGCGAACTAGGCTCCCTTGCTGGCGAATTGATCGGGCAGTACGAGCAGGACTTAGCCTCGCGCAAGGACTGGCTGGATACCTACGTCAAAGGCTTAAAGATTCTGGGTATCCGGTACGAGGAGCGTACTGAGCCTTGGCCCGGTGCCTGTGGTGTATACCACCCGCTCTTGATGGAGTCAGCCGTCAAGTTCCAGTCCGAGACCATCATGGAGACCTTCCCTGCCGCAGGGCCGGTCAAAGCCAAGATCGTTGGTAAGGAGACTCCAGAGAAGAAAGACTCGGCTGTGCGTGTCGCTGATGACATGAACTACCAATTGACCGAGGTGATGAAGGAATACCGCCCAGAGCATGAGCGCATGTTGCTGAGTTTGGCTCTGGCAGGTAACGCGTTCAAGAAGGTCTACTTTGACCCATCGCTTGATCGGCAGACAGCGATCTATATCCCGGCTGAAGACATCATCGTGCCGTACGGCGCGGCCAATTTGGAAGGTGCCGAGCGTGTTACGCATCGCATGCGTAAAACGAAGAACGAACTAATCAAACTGCAGTACGCAGGCTTCTACCGCGACATCGACTTGGGCGATCCGGTTCGCACGATGGACGAGGTGGAGAAGCAGAAGGCAGAGGATCAAGGCTTCTCAGCGACGATGGATGATCGGTTCCAGTTGCTTGAGATGCACGTGAACATCGACCTGCCGGGTTATCCCGATGTCGATAAAGACAACAACGAGACAGGCATTGCACTACCGTACGTAGTGACGATTGAGAAGGGGACGGGGACAGTTCTGGCGATACGCCGCAACTGGCAAGAAGATGACAAACTCAAATCAAAGCGGCAGCACTTTGTCCATTACGGATATATCCCCGGCTTTGGCTTTTATTATTTCGGACTTATCCACCTTATCGGCGGGCACTCCAAAGCGGCAACCTCCCTGCTTCGCCAACTTATCGACGCAGGAACTCTTAGCAACCTTCCGGGTGGTCTCAAATCACGTGGTCTCCGTATCAAGGGAGACGACACCCCCATCGCCCCCGGCGAGTGGCGAGACGTAGACGTACCTTCGGGTGCGGTACGCGACAACATCCTGCCGCTGCCGTACAAGGAGCCGAGCCAGACCCTTGCCATGCTCATGGACAAGGTGGTCGAGGATGGTCGTCGTTTCGCTGCGGTGTCTGATCTCAAGATCAGCGACATGTCCTCGCAGGCTCCGGTGGGTACGACGCTTGCCGTGCTTGAGCGTGTTCTCAAAGTTATGACGGCGGTGCAGGCGCGTATCTACTACACGATGAAGCAAGAGTTCAAACTCCTTGCTGCGATCATTCGTGACAACACGCCAGAAGAATACTCGTACGAGCCGGAAGTCGGTGATCGCAAGGCCAAAAGGGCTGACTACGACGATGTCGATGTCATTCCGGTCAGTGATCCGAACGCGGCTACGATGTCGCAGAAGATCGTGCAGTACCAAGCCGTGCTGCAGTTATCGCAGACCGCGCCGAATATCTATGACATGCAGTATCTGCACAGGCAAATGATCGAAACGCTTGGCGTGAAAAACGCTGACAAGATTATCCCGCCTGCACAGGACGCCAAGCCCAAAGACCCTGTGACCGAGAACATGGACATCTTGAATGGCAAACCTGCCAAGGCGTTCATCTATCAGGATCACGAGGCGCACTTGATGGTACATAACTCTGCCATGCAAGACCCGAAGTTGCGGCAGATGATCGGTCAAAACCCGAAGGCGCAAGAGATCATGGGCGCTGCTATGGCGCACATCATGGAGCACATCGCCTTCCAGTACCGCAAAGAGATCGAAGAACAACTCGGCGCAGCACTACCGCCGACGCAAGAGAATGGTGAAGACACCAAACTGCCTGAAGCCGTTGAGGTACAGATATCGCGCCTCTCTGCTCAGGCTGCAGCCAAACTGCTACAAAAAGATCAGCAGGAGGTTCAACAACAGCAGGCTCAGCAACAGGCACAAGACCCTGTGCTGCAGATGCAGCAGCAAGAACTGCAACTTCGTCAACAGGAACTGCAACTCAAAGCGCAGCAAATCCAGATGGAAGCGCAGGTCAAGCAGGCTGAACTTCAACTTGATGCACAACTCAAGCAGGCAGAACTGCAGCGCAAGCAGCAGGAGATGCAGATTATGGCAGCGACCAAGGCCGATGAACTCGACCTTCGCAAGCAAGAGATTGCCAATCGCTCACAGATTGACGCTGCCCGACTCGGTGTGGATGTCCAAAAGCACAAGGCTGGTTTGACTGCCAAGCAGCAGTCCGAAGGCATGCGTATGGGTATCGACATCGCAAAGAGCAAAGACGCTGCTATTCGGGCAGCGATGCGACCGCCGAAAGGCTCAAAGAAGGAGGAGTAAATGTCTTACTCAAACGCTCTGGAATACCTCGATACGAGGCTTCAAGAAGAGCGCATGTTGGTCATCGACACTCTAATCCAAGGCAAGTTGGACGAGGGTGAATACAAACGACTTTGCGGGGCGTTACAGGGTCTCGACCTCGCGCGCAATCATCTTAAAGACCTTGCAAAAAGACTGGAGGAAGAGTGAGTAGCATCGACGTAGCAAAAACGCAGGAAGAGGCTGCTAAGGCCAAACTACTGCCAGAGCCGAAAGGCTATCGGATGTTGTGTGCAGTACCGCACGTAGAGGAGGAGTTTGAAGGCGGCATCATCAAGGCAGATGACACGAAGCGAACCGAGGAACTGACCACGGTCGTGCTGTTTGTCGTGAAGATGGGTGACCTCTGCTATGCAGACAAGGAACGTTTCCCCACCGGCTCATGGTGCAAGGAAGGCGACTTTGTTCTAACCCGTCCGTATTCAGGCACCCGCGTGGTCATCCACGGTAGGGAGTTCCGCATCATTAACGACGATACGGTAGAAGCGGTGGTTCAAGACCCCCGTGGAATCCGTCGCGCATGAGGTAATTAGATTATGGCTGACAAAGAAGAGTATAAGTTTCCTGATGAAATAGATCAGGAAAAGGCAGCGGCTGAGACCAAAGAGGCCGCAGAAGACGAATTCAAGGTTGAGGTTATTGACGATACCCCGCCGGAAGACCGGGGCCGTAAACCTTTGCCCAAGGACATCGTGGACGAACTGGAGAAGGATGACCTTGAGGAGTATTCCGACAAGGTCAAGAAGCGCCTCTCCCAGATGAAGAAAGTCTGGCACGACGAGCGCCGGGAAAAAGAACGTGCTGCCCGTGAGAAAGAGGAAGCCGTCCGGTTTGCCCAACAGCAGTATGAGGAGAATAGGCGGCTTAAGCAGCGACTTGGTGTAGGCGAACGTGCCTTTATCCAAGAAGTTACTAAGGCTGCTAACAATGAACTTAGTGTAGCCAAAGACAGGCTAAAGCAGGCTTATGAGGCTGGCGATTCCGAAAAGATCGCAGAGGCTCAGGAGTCACTGACCGATGCCAAACTTCGGCTGCAGCAATACTCTAGATTTCAGCCTACTTTACAAGCCCAAGAATCGGGTGTACAACCATCTCAACAAGTTCAAGCGCCACAGGCTTCTGCTCCAGCAATCGACCCGAAAGCCGAAGTATGGAGACAGAAAAACCCTTGGTTTGGCGTAGACGAGGAAATGACCGCCCTCGCACTTGGACTGCACGCTAAGTTAGAAAGGTCTGGAGTAGATTTGCGTAGCGATGATTACTATCGCCAGATCGACTCGACGATGAGGAAGCGATTCCCTGACTACTTCGATGAGGAAGTAGAACAGGAAGAAAAGCCGACTCAAACGAGGGAGGCCGAAAAGCCCACTCGCACCAAACAGGCCAACGTGGTGGCTCCGGTGACGCGTTCAACCGCGCCTCGTCAGGTACGCCTGACACCGACTCAAGTTGCTATCGCTAAGAAATTAGGTCTGAGCAACGAGCAGTACGCACGAGAACTTATGAAACTGGAGAACGACAATGGTTAACAATCGTCTTGATCGTGAAGTCGAAAATAGAGAATCGACGCAGCGCACAAAAACTTGGACTCCACCCCAGACGCTTCCGGCACCTACGCCGCAGCCGGGTTGGGTGTTCCGCTACATCCGGACAAGTATTATGGGAACTGCTGACCCATCGAATACCTCCGCAAAACTTCGTGAAGGTTGGGAGCCTGTGAAGGCTGAAGACCATCCGGAGTTGATGCATATGTCCGATCCCAACTCCCGCTTTAAGGGAAACATTGAGATCGGTGGCTTGTTGTTGTGTAAGGCTCCGGAAGAGTTGATGAAGCAGCGCGATGACTACTACGCGCAGCAAGCAAAGGCTCAACTGCAGTCGGTAGACAACAACTTTATGAGGCTGAACGATGAGCGTATGCCCCTCTTCAGTGAGAGGAAAACTACGGTCTCGTTCGGCAAGGGTAAATAACTTCTTTTTTTGGAGTAACTAATGGCATATCCTACTGTTGACAAGCCGTATGGCTTGAAGCCGATCAATCTGATCGGCGGGCAGGTGTTTGCCGGGGCCACGCGCCAGCGTCGTATTGCGTCCAGTGCTGCGAGCATTGGCTACGGCGATCCGGTTCAGTTGACCTCAAGCGGCACCATCTCTGTCTCCACCTCGACGACGACGCCCCCGGACGCTGGCTTTGCCGGTGTGTTCTTGGGCTGTTCGTTCGTGTCCACTGTGACGGGTCAGCCGACCTTCTCGCAGGCTTGGATTTCGGGCACTTCGGTGAAGTCCGGCACGTACGTTACGGCGTATGTGGCTGATGATCCGAACACCCTGTTCAAGGCTGTGGGCGTTTCGGCGTCCCTGAACGTCTCGACCACGAGCGGGTTCACGTACGAGGATATCGGTGCCAACGTTGCACTGGTTGACGAGGCGCTGAACACGACGACGAACGACTCGCAGCGGGGTCTCCTGCTGTCTTCGGTTGCGACCACCCGGTCTCTGCCGATGCGTATCGTTGATGTAGTCGAAGACACGGCGTTTGTTTCGAGCGGCACTACCTACTATCCCGAAGTTATCGTGAAGTTCAATGCACCGTACCTCACGAGCGTTTCGTTGATTGTTGGTGGTCACGCTTACAACTGCCCCGTCGGCGTTTAATAAGGGAGTTCTAAGAAATGGCTATTTCACGTGCACAATTACTTAAGGAACTCCTGCCGGGTTTGAACGCCCTGTTCGGCCTTGAGTACAAGACCTATGGTGAGGAACACAAGGAAATCTACGAGACTGAGACTTCCGAGCGTTCCTTTGAAGAGGAGACCAAACTTTCTGGTTTCAGCGCCGCTCCGGTGAAGGCCGAAGGTGCTGCGATTGCGTATGACAACGCACAGGAAGCGTGGACTGCTCGTTACAGCCACGAGACCATCGC